TATGGAACATGATTGTATGGAACATGATTGTATGGAACATGATTGTATGGAACATGATTGTATGGAACATGATTGTATGGAACATGATTGTATGGAACATGATTGTATGGAACATGATTGTATGGAAGATTGTATTGTGGATATATGTATAGATATGTTATTGATTGTATTGTAGAAAAACTGAATAAACTATATGTTGTATTGTATTGTGGATAATGTGTAGTTTGTTATATTGTGGAATATTTGAATAGTATGCTGCAGTTTTTAAGGTTCTAGAAGAAAATCTACAAGACTAGAAGAATCTAGAGATGGTTTAGTATCTCTAGATTGCTATATTGAATATTAAACTGTAACTGAATGGGTATGAAATGTTATTCTGTGGTTACAGTTTTCCACCAATGATAAGAAATGCTACGGGGAACGAAGATGAATTTTCTATAAACAGGTTATAAACTGTAATTAATCCCAATCATCGTTAGGTTCGAATACGCAGATGTCGAATGATTGCGTACGTATAATCCATTTGATTGGATTGTAATAACCGTAGTACCAATAGCCTGATTCGCCTTTATATTTAGTTGAGTAGTTATCTCTAACAGTATAGACTAGTAGTTCGTGTTGGAATTTAAAAGTGAATACGAACACGATGATAAGCCAAGAAAGACAGAATGGTACGGACAGTGTGTACCATAAAAGTCGAACAAGCAGGAATAGAATATTCAGCAAGTTAATAGGTTTAATAGATGTGATTGACACTTTTGCTGGTTCAATTTGCGTTATAGCAAAACGGCCATCGTATCCTTCATCAGACGAGTATTTATCGCATTGTGGGTAGGCAGACATAGTTGTAATCTTTAGTAATTAATATCAGTAATAACAGTTGGCAGAATTTTGTTAATTGTAATTTTGTTTGCAACACCAAGATCTGTTTCATCGTAGTAAACTTGTGAGCCTTTTGGTATTGTGCATTCAACAATTACGTATTCTTTTTGAATGCCAGAATCAATAGCACGTCTAATGGTTTTGTAAAAGTGGAAACCTTTAGCATAAACTGCAAGGCGTTTCTTTTTTAAATATTCGATTCTTTCTGTGTATGACCTAGGTCCCTTTATGTTATAATGGATTCCTACGATATCATCTGCGTGTGCAGTTGAGCCTGGGTTCAAATCGTTGCTGTCTAAGTCGATTTGCGAAATTCGAGTTTCGTAAAGGTTTCCTAGTATGTATTCAAATCCTTGTGATGAGCTGCTAACTCGTAGTTCATCAGGTTCGTCTTTATCGTTTGTTATAAAGATTGGAAGTCATTCAACTTTTTTATAAACCGTGATATCTTCGGTAAGGATCTTCGGTGTAATTTGTTTAGTTACAAGACACATGATTTTAGTATTTAGGTTCAGTATTATTTACGTCACGTACGAACATAATTGTTTGGACAAGCATAATGCCAATGATAACGAGTATGTCAGCAACAAGTCCAATGATATAAGCAATGAACAAGTTTAAGATAGAGAAATTTGCAATGCCAATGATAATCATAGAGATAACAGGCAGAGCGTGAAGTGCCATTATAAGAGCGACGATAGGTCGTTTAATAATGAATGCTTTAAGTTTAGGATTTTCGATTTTCATTTTCATTCAAGAATTCGTTAAACGTTGGAATTGTTTTTTTTAATGTTGATGGTTCGCATACCGGTGGTTTATTGAATTTCGATGCAAGGAATGCTATGAAAAACATAAACGGTAATATCGGCCAGAACATACCAGCAGCAGGTTCAATGTCAAAGAATACTCCAATAAATAGTACGACTAGCAAATAGCCAAGTATGAATAATTCAGTTATCATAAGTAGAATTTAAAATTTATACCAAGCGTTACATTTTTTAGTTTTAGCAGAAGGAGTTCGATGTTTAAGATTATCATAGTACATCGCAGTATCATTATCAATTGTATGTAAACGATAAAGTATTTTGAATTTAAAAACATTATCAATTGAGTAATGTTCTTCGACCTTGTTTGGTTTAGATGCCCATAGATAAGGTCGGTCTCTATCGCCATTGTAGTATTTAATTTCAGGTTGGCCCATTATGAATGTATCAACTTGGCCGAAGTCAGTTGAGTTATGAGTTACCTCAACAAGGTTGACAGGACCATCGTATGGCGCGCATGCAAACAGAAAAAGTGGTAAAAGAAATAATAGCAGTTTCATAGTTAATTAAATTAGTGCGTCAATTATTAAATGAAAAGTTAATGATATCAGGAATACGAATGAGCAACCAAGAAATGCGAAAAAACAAAATTGGAATTGGAACAGCATATCCAATGTTGGGTTAAAGAATACACATGCAAGTATGAATAGAAGTAAACCGCCAAAGATACAACTAAAGATGCCAACGAATCTAGATACGTGATGCATCATGTTTGAAAGTATTCCCATAGATTAATGAATAAAGATATCAGTTCCGTAAAGGTCAAGTCTTTTTGCTACAGGGTGACAACCTATGCAATGATATGATTGTGGTTTGTCGCCTAATTCGATTTCCCAGCGCCAGTCTGTTATTTGTTCGAGCGTTGCGCCACAAGCAACAAGTATTTTCATGAACTGGTTTGCAGAGATTGTTTCGGATAATGAAAAGTATTTTTGTCCCATGATTATTTGTTTAATTGTTAAAATCAAATATACAACATTATGAATACAATAGCAATAGTATATGAAATTATTTTTTAAGAATATGAAACTATTTTTGAAAACTGTATATAATAACTACTGTGGTTTCGGAAAGGGTAGTATGGAAAGACTATGGCTGAGGTAGTTCCATGACAGCAATTCTAGGATTACTTATGTTCGTAGAAATAACAGTTACGTTTATAATTAACAGCAAGGGCGGAGTCAACATAACGGTCTCGAATTTGGTTTAATATTTTGAATGATCTAACATTATATATAACCATTGGCATAGCTTGTCCAGGAACATCTGCGGTGAGTTGGTAGTCGCTTAGTTTGGGTATACCTAAAATGAGTGTGTCACGTTGTTCATTATCTTTGCCTGTGTGCTGAACGACTACACGATAGAGAGGACCGTCATAATCAGAGCATGACGTTAGAATAGCGATTGCAATTGAAAGTAACAAGTATTTCATATATCAATAAATTAAAGTTTAACAAAAAAATCCCGTACGCTCACTACAACGCACGGGATAAAGAAAGGAGTTCACCTAAAGTCGATTAAAGGTAAACGGATGGTGTCATCACGACATGCATCAAACTTAAAACTATGAGTCTTTAATAACTCTGCCTTTACTCCATCCGTTTGGAATAACATCAGTTATTTTTATTTTTTTATTTTGTTTCAATTCTATATTGTGAATCCACATAGTTCCATGCTGCGAATTTTTATTGCCTGCTTGTTTCCCTGCGTGCGATTCTCTCATTTTTTGTTTTGTTTCGTCCGAGTGACATCGATTTGACCATACGTATACATAACCGTTGTCGATTAATGATGGACAATCGTCGATTCCTACTCTAATAACTATGCCATCACGCGATACCATATTTACTCTACGTTTTAATTTATCACAAACGTAATGCGAGCCCTTCTTTGTACTTTGCAATGATTTGAGTTCACCTGATAAATAACGAGGATCATCAGTATTCACACAAAACACATTACCGTTTGAATCAATAACTGCTACTCTATTTAACGCAATTGGTTTTAATTCGCCGGATGCATAACGAGGATCATCAATTTTAATAAGAAACGTATGTCCTTCTGAATTTTTAACCATTACACTACCTATTGTATGAAAGCCATTGAATGGAATATAATAATTCTCATTTAAAGGATCTTCAATACAATTTGTTATTTCTTCTGTTTCAAACTTTAAAGCATCTTCTCTGCAAATAAAGTCATCTTTAATAATTTCCTTTTTCAACTTTGTCTTATCAGGTTTCCAAGTTTTCATTGAACCTAGATAAGAATCTAGAGTAGGATGAACTTCTGAACTTCTGGAACCTATATAGAATTGTTTAGTTTCTATATGTTCAATTCGATATACATAATGATACATACATTTAAATATTTTTAATTATTTATATTAT